TTGACCGAAGAGCGGGTATTGCGAACCTGCATTTTCTCCCCGCAGCACTCGCACACCACTGTACTCTTATGCTTGAGCGGTTCCGACAGCGTGTATTCACCACCGCAGCTATCGCATCTCGCCCGCTGAATCGGGATTTTATTCTCAACTCCGCCGGGGTCAACTACACTCTGCTTATCATTGGTGACCCAGAGAAAGCCCGCATCACTGCATACTTTCAAAACCTGTCTTCCGAGATCTTCCGGCGGCTCCGGCAGATTCTCAAAGAGCTTCTGTGTCTCAGCCTCCTGCCGTGCGTTGCGCTCTTCGCGCTTCTTCCGCGTATGAGCAGACAGCGCATCTTCCACAATGCCAATCAGATAGCCCGGTCTGCGGTCATCAAAATAGTTCTGCAGGAGCTCCGATTCTTCCTTTGTTGCCGACACTTCGGTTCTCCAAGTCAAGCACTGGCAGGGTTTGACCTCGATTTGAAGCGGCGAAAGCTCGCCTTTGGTCGGATTCTTATTCCCGCGAAGCTCTCCCGTCCAGTAATCTTTGAAAAAGCGCCACACGACCAGCGGCTTTTCCTTTTTGTCCCAGACGGCCACCGTCAGCACCTTTCCCTTGATATAGCGGCCCACGCCCTGCCCCTCGGCAACTGACATAGACAGCGCCGCATCCAGCTCCGGCCGTTTCGGTTCCGGCGCATAAAGTTTCAATTCTTCAGCCTTTTTCATTGCATGCCGCCTCCAAGCTCTCCGCCGTGTAGTTCTTCCCCGGCAAAATCTTTACGCCGTCAATCAGCTGTGCAATACAGATGGGCTCCTGATGATCTTGGATGATGAAGCAGAGCCATTCTCCCAGTTCTCCGGCCAGCTTCTTGCCCTTTCCATACGCAATATGGAACGGTTTCTTGAAGCAGTCCTCAAATTTCTCTGCCGGGTGCTCAGACGCATACCTTGCGTGCATAAAGAGAAATTCATCCTCTTTCAGCCTGCGCAGCGGGACAATTTCGGTACAACTGCTTCGTGTCCTGTAATCGTCCTCGTCAATGTCACCGCCGGCTGCAATGGCCCAAAATTCATTTTTGCCATCCCATGCGTACCAGTTCAGGCAGTCAAGCGGATCCAGACAGTAATGGAAGCCTGCGTTTGCGCATTTCGCTTTTTTCGTCTTGCTCGCCTCGCCCGGCTGGTACTGATAGCTGCCATTGCCGAGCGTAGCAATCAGGCCCGGCTTGAAACCTTTGAATCCTAAAACCATCAGAACCATCCCTCCAAGGAAAGCTGCATCGAATCCTCGCTCTGCTTCTCTTTCTTTTTTGCAGGCTTTTTCTCCGGTTTCGGCTTCTTCTGGTCAGGCTTCTCCTTTTCCGGCTCCTGCGGTTTCGGAATATTCAAAGTGGCATCCTCCGGTTTGATGGTTGCCGGCGCCCGCATCTCTTCTTCCGTCGGCGGTGTTCCGGTAAGATTGATGTTCATCGAGAACGAGATTTCAGCATTGGGAAAGTAAAACTGCACGGCCTTGCGGTACGCTTCAAGGTCAGACAAAACCTCTCCCGCATTGTGTACGACTGCCGCGCAGCATTCCGAGAATGTGCGCTCCGTGTTGCAAACGACCTCGGCAAAGCGCGGCTCCTGATCTGCAAAGTTCAGCAGCGCCCGCAACACATAACTCTGAACGCTCGCAGCGGCGCGCCCGCCTTTGAACAGCTTGTCCTCTGCCTCCAGCTTCTCTTTTGCCTTGGTTCGCCAATCGACGAACTCTACTGTGGTTGTGGTGTGTGTGGTGGAATCCATATTGTCCTCCTATCAGAAAAAGCTCAACTGCCCGCCCTTGCCCTCAGAGAACATCGGTTCCTGCTCCGGCTCTTTGGGCGGTATTTTAGCGGTTTTGGGCTTTTCCGTATCTTTTGGTTGCTTACTCTTTTTTGTGGCTTCAAGGGCTTTCTGTGGTTCGGATTTTGGCGCATCTGCAGCACACTTTTCCTTTATCGGTTGAGTGACCAGTTCCATCTGCGCCATAAAGATTCGATACTGCCAAACCGGGATCCTGAGCAGCGGCGTATACCAGACGTTCCCTTTGTCAACTGGAAGCAGCCCCCTTTTGTCATAAGACACAGACGGGTTTGCAAGCGTATCACCGATAACAACATACCCCGGCATTCCAAGCAGACTCATTTGCAGATAGCACATCATGCCCACGATGTAGTCAATGTCCTGCGCCACAAACAGCACATCCGTCTGATAATTGATGCCTTTCTTTCTGCATTCATTTGCGAACGCCACCAGCAAGGCCCCAGCGCCGCAGGTCGGATCACAGACCGCAACCCATCCCCTGTCTCCGATTTTCTGCTGAAACTCTTCCGCAGGGGTCGTTACTGCTGACATAAACTCGCACAGGTGGTAGGGCGTAAAGAATTGGCCTGCATGGTCATTTCCAAGCCCCAAGCACATATACAACTCGCCAAGGAAATCCTGTTCCGGGTCATCCTCCAGTGCCATAACCAGAAGCGAAAACATATCCGCGAATGTGTCCACTTCCTGCTTCGTGTACTTTTTCACGATAGTCATGTACTGCTGCTCTCGCTCGTCGAAGTGGCTCTTGTCTGTCGCGTTGGACACGGCAATGGCGCTTATCGTAATCCAGTCGCTCCAAACCTGCCACCTTGACCGCCCCTTGCTTGTAAATACTTCAAACTTTTTTACAAGCTCTTTCTGGGCCTCGCCGCGGACATGGCGAACGTCACTTCCCATTAGAAAACCTCCTTAGTCTGGTAGAACTTCCTCCACCTGCTTTCTAAGAGGTCTCCTTTTTAGGCGATCCCAGCTGTTATCGAGGCCAAGGAAGTTATTTCCACTCGGCGTCTCCCGGTCAACCCGGTTTCCTTTGTATGTGATATGTACTTTTTCCCACGCTTCCAGCGTTGTGATTTTTTGTGCTGCTGCTTGGTCGAGCAGACGCTTAGCATAGACCCAAGGGTACTTTGCTTGATGGCGCATCGCTTCTTTCAGCGCGGCCACCACTAAGGCGTCCTCTATACCAGCTTCCCGCAGATCTCGGAATTCTGCGGCCATATAAGGCGTGAGCATCTTATCGCATCCAGCCCATACCCAGTAGGACTCCGGCTTTCCGTCGGGCGGGCCAGTTGAAGTCTCCTGCTGTTCGTCCTCTTGAGTATCCGAACAATCAAAACTATCATTTGGTTGTTTTGGTTGTTCCTGCTTTTTTGCATTTGAGTTACCTTTTGGCGCTCCGCCGCTCTTTCCTGCCGCAGCACGTTTAGCCCTTGTTTCTTCCCACTTTTGGATGTTCTCATCCAATTTTTGCTGAATCCACCGAAAAGCCATATCCGTCGCCGGATTCTCGAATTTTGGCATTCTGCCATTTTCGGTATAGGAAAGAATCGCGTCGAATATCCGCCCTTTTTCCTCAAGCGGTAAGCTCTTCAGTGGTTCTGCCCATTCCGTATAAAGCAGAACGCTCTTTTTATCGTTTTTCACTTGACTGCTCTCCGCTTCGTAAATTCAGAATTTTGCACAGGTGCTTGTCCAGCTTGATTCCATAGATGTGGTACTCAGCGAACAACGCATTCTCCCGGCGGTGCGCTTCCTCGTGATGTGCTCGGCAAAGTGCGATTGCGTTCAGGCCAACGTGGACGACCTTTTCTCTGTCCATACCCATGCCGATACGGTCAACGTGATGCACCTCCGCCGGACGGTTGCAAATTGCGCAGCGGCGATTTTCAAGGCACAGGTACAGGTACTTTCCAATGTCGTCCGTCTGCGTCAGCAGACTATCCTTGGTCGGAACGCCCCAGTGGAAACAAAACGAAATCAGGTAAGTAATGAATTCTCGTGCTGTCGTCATGTCGCAGTCTGAGAGGGAGAACCACTCCCGCATAGCGCGGGAGCAGAAATCCCATTCCAAATACTGCCGAAGTTCTTCCGGCTCATGGCCGGACCACAAAGAAATGTCACGGATGATGGCAAAAATCTTTCGGCGCTGGTCAACGGAAATCGTGCGTCCATCATCCAGCCGAACTTCCACCCGCCGGGGGCGTTTCTGCTCCACAAAGCGGCTGATGTCCGTATCGGGCTTCAGGACGAGCTTTCCATCTTCCAGCTTTTCAATTTTCGCCGTTACGACCATCCGTTTTCTCCTTGTCAACATGAACGTGCATAGGAATATACACGCTGTTCGCCTGCATATTTCTCACCAAGAAATCATTGCACTTTGCTTCCGATAGGTGATTCTTGAGCACCTGCATCTCATAGGCATACTGTCCAGCAGCCTTTTTCTCTGCGATTTTGGCCTGAATGTCCTCGTCTCTGTAATTGGCTTCTATCAAATAGAGGTCATATCCGAGTGCCTGCACCCCGTTCAGGTTGTTGGTGTCAGTGGCATAAATCGCCTTGCCAGATGGAAAATGCACCTTGTACCCGCAGTTCGGCACGTTATGCACCAGCATGAACGGAATCACATTGCATAGGCCGTATCCATACATGGTCCGGGGTTCCAGCACATCAATCTGACGTTCCGGCACTCCTGCGGCTAAAAGCGGCGGTGTCAGCCAACGACAGCATCCAAAACGCAGTGTTGGCCGTTCTTCAGCAAGCCGCTTGATGGTGCGCTTTTGGAAGTGGTCACTGTGGATGTGGGTGAGTAGAACCAACTTCAGCTTCGGCACATACGGCTCCAGTGCCTTATATGGAACGCCGCAGTCTATCAGAACAAATTCTTCCAAAATCGTGGCATTGCCGTCGCTTCCAGTGCTGATAATGTTGTACTTGACCATCAGAGTGTCGCCAAGTCAACAGCCGCTTTCACTTCATCTGCTTCCGGCTCCGGCAAGTCCATAGTTTTGGCCGTCCGCTCGATTTTGGGCTGTTCCTGCTCATCCTGCTGGCCGAGTTCCGGGGTATCGGTCACTTCCGGCAACAGGTCTCCGCTCGCGGTGTCCGGCATCATCACATGGCCGTCTCTTTCATAGGCCATCGTCATTTCTGCCGTCATAATGCCCCACTTGGAAATCAACTGGCGCAGCATGGTCTTTTTGGCCATCCCGTCGAAGTCTTTGTACCAGAAGCTCGAATACTTCCACAACTCATTCTGCGGAATCTCACCATTCAGCAGCTTCTTATATGCGGCGGCGCTGAATGCCGGGGAATATTTGTCCGCATGAGCCATCATCTGGTCTGCCGTCCAGTACAGCGTTTTCTGGAAACCATTGATATACTCAAAATGGACAATGTAGCCAATCGTCGGCATACTCATGCGCTTTTCAAAATCCTCGATAAAGTGCATTTCATGGAAACGCTCTTCAAAAGGATCCCAGCCACTCAGCTCCCCGTTCTTTACTTCAAGGACGTTCAGCCGCTTATACTGACCCGTGCGCAGGGCAAGCTGGATATAGCCCTTATAGCCCAGCACAAACTGAGCCTTGAACTTCTCCGGTTCAATCATCTGCCCCTCACGGTCATACTTGGCCTTGGATTTGAACGGCACCAAGTAGAACTGTCCCAACTGCGGAGAGGGCTGTAAGAACAGGCTTTCGCCCAGAAGTGCACCCGCAAGAATTGTGCCGGGGTCGCACTTCTGCAACTCGGCATTGACCGCCACCGCAGAGGTGATATTTGCAATAAAGCGCCCTGCACGAACCGGGTCCCCCAGCGTGTTGTTCACCAGATTCTTGTAAAGCGGAGTCTGGATTGCCTGAGAAAAACGAATCTTCTGCGGCTGTACTGCTTTAGCCATTGTCGCTTACCTCCTCATTCTCGATGCCGACGGAATCCATATGCTTCTGGATTTCGTCGATTTTTTCATTTACGAAAGACTTCAGCTCCCGGAGCTGGGTCAATGTACCGTGGCACTGGAACGTGCGGCCCATGAAGGCAAATTGGGCGGTCAAGACCTGTTCATTGCTCTCCTGCTGGGTTTCTTCGGCCTCCTGCTCATCCATAACCGGAGGCTCGGTACCCATGACCTGCGGCGCTGCCAGTTCTTCTTCCACCGCATCCAGCACCGCCGACTCTGCTTCCTGCGCGCGAAGCTGGGCTTCAAGGCGTTGTTTCCGTTCAGCTTCCTCGCGGGCCACACGGTCTTTGCGCTGGCTCACGCTGTTAATCGCAACGGCCAGATTGCGGCACTGCTTGTACTCTGCCATAACTTCCGGGGCATTCTCCATGCCATTGATGCAGTTCACATCAGCCACCACGCGGTCAACGTATTCCTTGACCTTGCTCTTCAAGGATTTCAGGCTCGCCGTCATGGTAACAGCAATACCGATGTCCTCATAGCTGACCCACTCGACCCCGTTTGCCTTGACCAGCTCGTCGAAGTAAGCAACCACTTTTTTCTCCTTGTCAGCTTTCAAGCCGGCTTCCACATCCGTGATTTTGCCTTTCAGCGCTTCATCCGCAGGGCCATAGACATCGGTGACGCACTCCTTGTAAACCTTGTCGAAATCCTCAAACGGCTGCATGATTTGATTTTTCACAACCATGCGCCGGGCATCCAGATCTTTGCGGTCGCGATTCAGCTTCGCCCGCTGCTCCTTTACGACCTTGAGCGTTTCTTCCGTGCAAACCAGCGCCAGCGCTTCCGCCACAGACGCCTGTGCCTGAGCCTTGATGCTGTGCAGCTGTTCCTTGATGACGGGAAGCTGCTGCACCACAATCAGCCTGTCGGCTAACATCGGCTCCTGCGTGGTTACGGCGGCAGTAAGTTCTTTTTCCATGTTGTACCTCCTAATTTTTGCATAGAAAAACGGCAGAAAGGATAGTCCTTTCTCGCCGCTTCGTACCTGTTGAAAAATTCAACCGAATATGCTACAATATGGTTGTGTGTGGTGGAGACCTGTATTTTCCGGCTTGATGTTCCTGCATCAAGCGCCAACGGAATGTGCGGGTCTCTATCCATTTGTAGCGCGCTGGCCGTTCTGGTCAGCGCTTTTTTCGTGTGCGGCGAGTATGTCGTATACCGTGAGTTGGCCGATGATTTGGCGCTCAGCGGTGCTCTTAGGCTGTGTAACGGCCTTTCCCTTGCGAGGTCTTGCGGGCGATTTCAGCTTCTTGCCGAACTCCTTGGCGTAACACTTTGCGCCGTACCCCGCTTCGATTGCCGCCGGATCTGTAATGACCCTGTGACACCGAGCGCATCTTACCATGCTTCTTTCCTCCGAAAATCATGAACATCTGGAATGCGTGCGTCAGCCGCACCGCCATGATGATTGCAATAATGACAAGCAGCCATTCGCCGCCGATTGCCCAGTAGCCACGCCAGCGGTAGGCGCTCGGCAACTGCCATATTGCCATCAGCCCTCCGGCTACGACCCCGGCCAGCGTGTCCAGCAGTCCTACGAGTACCCAATCCATCACGCTCAGCTTCTTTTCCCTGCGCTTCATTTGAGGTTTGCTCCTTTCATGTAGGTTTTGACCAGCGCCCATTCATGGGCATCCTTTGGCTTCCCCGCCATTGCATCCAGCGCTTCTTCGGTTCCGCACTGGTCACAAATCGTGATGCCCGGAACCTGACGGGAAAGAGCGTTGCTGTGCAAGCGCATCTTCATGGTCAGCTTCCCACACCGGGGACACGGGAGCACCTGCGCCATCTCAGCTGCGGCATCCTGCACATCGAGGTATGTAGCAAAGACTTCATCCAGCAGCTTCTTCTCCGCGTAATCCTGAATCATTTGCATCACCTTACGAAACATCCCTTTCTTCCTCCAAAAGGCCAACCATTGCGCTCCACACCTTGTCGGTGTAGGCAGTGCTGCGGGTTCCTGCATTCCAAGCCTTTTCTGCCCCGCTCTTCCCAAGGTTGTACGCCATCATAGTTCGGTTGATGTCTCCATCGTACAGGGCAAGATAGCTTCCGAGCATATAGCACCCAGCCTTGATGTTCTGGCAGGCATCCAGCAGATCCGTGACTCCCAGCTCATCTTTGAGCCATCCGGCATTGATGCTGTTGATCTGCATCAGACCATAATCCCCGGTTGAGCTGGTAGCGCTCACCGTATAGCCGCTCTCGACCTGCATGACGGCGTAGGCCAGCTCCAGCGGAACTTCGTACAAGTCGCACATCTCGGCTGTATACTGCTGTAAATCCGCATCCAGCGGCACATGGTATGTAATCGGCTCATAGGGAGCCGGGTCTCGCCGGATACACTCGCCCTGCTCGATGTCAGCTTGCACAGGAATCATCGCTATCGGGAGCTGCGTTTCTCTCGGTTGGAAAGCGAACGCCGCGGCGATGCTTCCGATTACCAGTAGTTGCGCCGCCGCTGTTGCCACCAGCGGGATTATTGCCTTTCGCATCATCCTGAACCTCCGTAATGCCGAACCGCTCGAACACATACCGCCGGGGTACTCTGCCCGGAAACGTAAGCAGACCCTTTGCTTCCAGCTCTTTGTTCATCTGCTGGATAAACTGATAGGCTCTGGATTTGCTACATCCAACAATTTCCTTCACTTCGCTCACGCCGATAAAGTACGATTCTTTCACGTCCGACGCCCTCCTTTCGAAAAACGCATATTGGCCATCGCCACGAACAGGTTGTTCATTCGATCCATGATCTCATTCCATTCAGCCTGTTCGTCTTCTTCGATTTTCCCGTCTGCGACGATCTCTATCATCGCATCGCGCTTTACGATAAACCTCTGAACCGCCGCCAGAACGCTGAGAACAGCTTCCGGCAAGTCCTTTAACTGAATCTCCGGAACCACCCGCTTGCCCAGCTCTGAGGACCGGCGCAGATGCTGAACTGCAAGATACGGGGCTTGGTACACATCGCACATGGCGCTTGCCACGTCGCTGGGTACCGGGCGCTGGCTCTGCTCATAATCTCGCAGAGAATCAACTGACACGTTCAAAAGCTGTGCGGCTTTTTCCTGCGTCATTCCGGCAGATTTCCGCGCGTTTTTGTAGATATTCTGGCAATCAACCGCCATTTCGCACAACTCTCCTTTCTGGTAAACTTATGATGTAAGAAATCATGCCCGCAGGTTCAGGCAGGACTCAATCGCGGACTTGATGTTCGCAGACGGCACCATCGTACCATTGATGACCTGGCTGACGTGTGCGCGAGAGTACCCGATTTCTTTTGCCAGCTCGGTGACGCTCATATCGTCGCGCTCAACCATCGCTTTTTTGACTGACACGCACCACTCTGGCAGCGGAACTTTCTTCATGTTTTTTCTCCTTCCCGACAAAGATTTATCTAACAAATGTATTGAACACTTGTTTGATTTTTGATAGACTAAAAGGGCCAGTACCCACCATTCAACGCGTTCCCCCGCCTTTAAGCTGTTAAGCAGAAGCTCTTGGGGAGTAATCGCTTTACCTGCGCACCGCCGATTTGCAGTATCGGCGCTGCGCTTTGCAACGATGCCTGTCACGAGGAGGAATCAACTTGCATGGTTCTGTACTGCGTGGTACGTTGAAGCCCCTTTGCAGAGGGGCTTCGGGGAACGCGCTGAATGGAAAGCGCTGACCCTTTCAATCTGACATTTGTTTTGTACAAGTGTATTATAATCTTGCGATTGCAATATTTCAAGACGAAATCATTGCGATTGCAAGGTTTTGTGAGGATACACAAAATGCCGACCCAAAATTTGTATGATTCTATAACCCTTGCAGAAAACATCAAAATTCAAGCAAAAGCACGCAATGTCCAGTTGAAGGATATGTTCGCCGAACTCGGAATGAGCAAAGGCACCCTTTCCAACTTACGCACTGGCCGCATGATGGCGGCTGATAGCCTTGCCCGCATCTCTGACTACCTCGACTGCTCCATGGACTTCCTCATGGGGCGCACCGTTGACCCCGCCGTACAGCGGATGAATCTGACAGATGCTGAACGCCAAAAGGTTACAGATTATCTCCAGTTCATTCTGAGTCAGCGGAAATAGTTCTCAGAGCCGCTCAGATGGCTCTATTTTGCGTTTTTGATTCTTCCGCAAGGAATTTGCCGTTTGATGCAAAGCACGGTTCAAATCGCTTCTTTGTGCGATTGTGCTCATTCGTCGATTACGAAATGCGCGTCCTCTATGATAAGCGTGGTTCCACGGCCCTCTTCGTAGACCATGGTATTGCGCTTGCCAATGTACTCTGCCGGGAGCTCGCCACGCTTCACCCGTTCAAGGTTGAGTGGCGTCGGCTCCCAGCGACCTTTGTAGTCCTCCGGAATCGCGGCCCACTCAGCTTTCGTGTAGTGGCGCATCAGGTCTGCCCCCATTCTTCCCCGTCCAGCAGCTTCCAGCCATAGGCATCGCAGAACCACCAGTCGGAGGATTCCTCATCGGCGAGGTGAATGATGTCCGACACGCTCAAGCTGTGGCCCTCGAAGCCTGCGGGCCTGTCTATGTTGAACCTGCGGAACAGGCCATCAAGCGTCTGCTGTGCATCCTTTCGGGTTTCCGCCTTACCCTCGTACACCAGACGGTAGTTCTCCCGGTGGATGCCGCCCAGCTGTGCGGCCTGATCGGATGCCATGAATCGCAGCTTTATCTGCTCCATGGTGTCCTCTTTCAGCTGGTAGATTTCATACTTCATGTGAATCTTCCTTTCCTTGATTTGCGAACGCCATCAAGTGTCTAACAAGCAATTTCCGGGTGGACGTGCCTTTTACGCAGGATGTTGACCTGCTACCCAGAACCATAAAACGGACACGCTCATGGTGTCATGGCTCCCGCGACGCCCATTGGGCGTTTCGGCCTGCGCCAGAGGCCATCGTCAGGCGGGTTATTCTTTCCAGTTGCGGCCCGCGCCAATCGATGCATCTCGGATAGAGAGCATCCTATTCTTTCCTGTGCGAGTGCTGCGGAATGCCTGCATGGCCTCCCGAAAGGCATCGTCTTCAGCCAGTTCCCACGACTCAAAGTGGTAATACAGAATCTCGCCATCCTCGGCCTGATACTTAATTTCGATGTTCACGGCTCAAGCCTCCTCAATCTCCACGCACTTGATGCTGTTGCGAAGGTACTTCCGCCCCCGGAGCGCTTCACAGGCGGCGCACAGGTCATCGACCTTGCACCGCAAGAGGATGTCCTCAATCTCGCTGCTCCCCTGCCGGTTATCGTACGCAGCCTTAACGACTGCTGCTCGGTCATCATCCAGCAGGACGGTCATGCAGGCCTCGCCTTCCTCGCCTTTCATGCGGATGTCGTAGGTAAAAGTGATGTTCTTCATGATGTTGTCCTTTCTATCTAACAAGTGTTTCATTCATTTGTTGGATATATTATAATCCTGAGTTCTTTGGATTTCAACGCAAAAATCAAAAGTTCTTTGGATTCTATCTTTTGCACAGATTGGAGGTGCTTCCATTGTTTACTTCTTCTCAAGTTGCTGAACGTATTAAAAAGACCGCTCACGATCAAGGATTCCTCATCAAAGACATCCTCGCAACCTGCCAGCTGAACAAGAACACGCTGTCGTCGATGAAGTCTGGTGGCTATTTTCCCCGGATGGAGGCCATCGTTGCAATCGCGGAGCATCTGGGCTGTTCCGTTGACTACCTGCTTGGCCGCACCGACGACCCCGTTCTTCATCAGTTGGATTCGTCGTCCTCGTCGGCTATATAACGCGCGCCCGCGCGTGATGAAGACGATAGTCTTTATACATAATCATTAACATTAACAGCTTGTTTTGTTTGTTTTGCTTATCAAATCAAGCATTTGGTTGTTTTGCTTGTTTTCGCATGCTTCTTGAAAAAAGCGGGGCCATCAAGCCCCGCCAGAAACCACCTTGGAGATGACCAGCCGCCCTGCGAAGTACTTAAACTTCTCCGGCGAATGGAACAGCTTCTCAAAATACGCTGCATCCTCTTCCCGCAGATCCGTGAAGTCCTCTTCATCGACTCCAACCACGAGGAATGTGCCAACAATGACGTCGTAAGGCTTGCCACCCCTGTACAGGGCCCGGTTTGGCTTGAGGCCCATGCACTTGCCCTCCTCGTTGCAGATCAGGCCCACCGGGCGGTGCTGGTCCGGGTAAAGCACCTGAATGTAGCCACCCACAGCGTCTTGCAGGGCTTCAAGTTCGTTGCCAATGTCAATGCGTTCCGGGGCCTTTCCCGGCTCAATTTTTAATGCTTTCATGGCTTAAATCTCCTTTCCTGCCGACAGCGGCTTGCCATTCCATGCAACGCAGAACGGGTACGTATCCGTCTCTGTGCTGCGGAGCCAGCCGTCCTGCACGGCCATCATCGCTTCTACCCGGTACGCTTGCCGGGTGTGACTCCCCTTGATGTTCTTGTACAGCGCCCCGCCGTGAGACTTCTTGAAAGCCTTGGCTTCCTCTTCGGTTCTGAAAAACTTGTTACAATACATAGTCAAACCTCCTTGTTGTTGAGCTGATATGCTTTGCCGCGATAATTGATGATGTGCCGATGGTCAGGCGTGCGGAACACTTCAATGCGCTTCTTGTCCACGTTCTTGATGCCAAGTTTCCGGCGAATGAACCGCACAGCAATTTTGATGGTTTCAGCGTTGGTCATGTCCTTAGCCTTGCGATTCGGCCTCTGCGCATAGCGGCTCATACGGACTTTGCTGACCGCTTCGGCGTCCGCTTCCGTCCCATAGAACTTGTCGGGATCTCCGTAGCCGCTCACCTCGTAGAACCGCTGGCTGCTGACTTGTTCCAAGCGTCCGTTCCAAATTGTGTTGACGCAATAGGCCACATCCGGCCGAATGCCCTCTTTCTCGGCCACGCGGCCAACGAACAGCTCGACGCCCTGCTTATCCCACTCCTTGGAAAAAGTGCGGGCCACAATGCGGATGATTTCAGTTCCGTTGGTCAAATCGACCTTGGCCAGTTCACCCTGACTCCCATTCATGCTTGCGGTGTTGAAGCGATACCCCTGCGCCAAATACTCGTTCACCTCTGTCGTGAACATCTTGTTGATGTCTGAATACTTCATGGCCATTCCCCTTATCTAACAATCGTATAACCAGCGTACTTGAAGTTATTCACGAGCTCCGCCGCCTTTGCCAGATGCTCAGCGAGTTCTGCGGCCCGTGCTGCATCCATTGTTGCCCAGTCCATCGAAATGGTGATTTTAACTTTTTCGCCAAACACCAAGCGGATTTCAATGGCTTCATCCAGCTCTGCAACTTGCCCTGTCAGCTCCCGCATTGCTTTGCTGAGCACTTTGTACGTTACCATTTTCATATTTTTTCGACCTCCGTTGTTGCTCATGCAGTCCAACAAATGTTTGACTGTGATTATATAATAATCCAACACCTGTTAGACGACAAGACCGCAAATCTAACAAGTGTTGGATTTCAGCGTATTACACAAGATTTCAGAAAGAAAGCTGGTAAAAAGGATGACGATTACTGTCCAACGCATTGTCGATTTGATGGAACATTACGGTTCATCGGGCGCTTTTATGTCGCGCCTGTGCGGGAAAAGCAGAACCCTTGTTGCGAGCTGGCAAGCGGGAAAATCTGTTCCTACCGCTTCGGACATCGCCACTATTGCCGCCCGCTATGGCGTGTCTGAAGCCTATCTCCGGGGGGAGGTGGATTTCCCGGAGTCGAATCTTTCCGCTTTGCAGAGGCGGCTCATGGACTCCACGCACGATCTGACAGATGATGAAATGCGCAAGGTAATAGAGTACGTCCGCTTCGTCAAATTCCTGCGCGAATAACAAAAGGACAGGCTCCCAAAGAGGGCCTGTCCGCGCCATCGGTGCTCGTTACTGCTGTTTCAGCGTTTCGATGTACTCAAGCACCCGCTTGACCTGTTCCGGGGTTAAATCCTTGATTTCTTCCCGAAGAACATCATCAAGCACATTTCCATGTCTGGAGCGCTCATCCGATGCAGGCATCTTCTCACTCCTTCCCGGCGCAAGCGCGCCACTGGAAAGAGTAAGACAGCTTACAAGCAGATTCCAGCCATCTACCGAAATCCGTGAATAAATAACAGAAAGGGTTGTGAGGTTATGGGATTCAGATACAGAAAAAGCATTCGTCTTGGCGGCGGCTTTCGCATCAATATTTCAGGAAGTGGAGTTGGGTATTCGTGGGGCGTTCCCGGATACCGAATCACCAAAACGGCCAACGGAAAAATCAGGCAAACGGCGTCCATCCCCGGAACCGGAATCAGCTATGTTTCAGAGGAATCTATCCGCAGCGCCGAGACTCTAAGATCTTCTACGCAGCCCCCAGCATTTGAAACAGAGGTCATACAGTCCACTGATCGGAACAGCTACAAGGACGCCGATTTTGCGGCGCTTATGAAACAAATCCACTTAGTCCGTTTTCTCAACAAAGCGTTCTTTATAATTGGCACCGTCAGCCTATTGGCTTTCATTGTTCTTCACACGCCACAGCGGCTCCTGCTAACAATCCTCTCTTTCTCTGCATTCTTGTTTGTTCATTATAAGGCCAAAGTGAATTTGGAATACGATTTCTCTGATGAACAACGTGCCGCTTATGAGGATTGGTATCACGCATGGCGAGAACTATTCGCTTGCGATGCCGCATGGTATGTCACGGAGATAGAAAAGGGACACAACACTAAAACAAATGCAGGAGCCAGCGAAGCAACTCTCCCCAAAAAGCTCCTTGGAATGCCGAAGCTCCCCTATTACCTCAGCACCAATGTTCCATATTTTTCTGCAGCTCTGTCAAAGAAGGAATCGTTCTATATTCTCCCCGATAAGATATTCTATCTTCACGACGGAAAACTGAGTGCCTACGATGCAGATGAAGTTGATTACTGCGCCGACATCATTCACCCAATCATGGATTCCTCTGAAATGGAAATCCCGGCGGATGCTAAGGTTGTCAGCAAAACGTGGCTCAAGGTAAATGCAGACGGATCCCGTGATAAGCGCTATAAAAACAATCACCAGTGCTCCATCTGTGAATGCGGCCGACTGCGCATCTCTTCCCCTGCTGGTTTGAATCTATGTCTCATGCTTAGCAATTCAGAGCACATCGACGATTTCAATTCCATCATCGCCAAATAAAAAAGACCCCGGCCATTATAAAAATGGCCGGGGATTTCTAAACACGTCAGGAGGTATATTCTAATGCCCTGCTATAAGGACGAAAAAACAGGCACATGGTACTGCCAGTTTCGCTACGCTGATTTCACCGGGAAACGAAAGCAGAAGCGTAAGCGCGGCTTCAAAACCAAACGTGAAGCGCAAGAGTGGGAGCGCGAATTCCATTTGCAAAAAGCCAAGAGCTGTGACATGACTCTTGCCAGCTTTGTGGAGCTGTACTTCAATGACCGGGAGCACCATGTCCGCGACACCACAATGGACACCAAGCGAAATGTTTTTGACACCAAAATCGTTCCGCTTCTCGGAAACCGGAAAATGAATGAGATCACCGCTCTTGATATTCGAGATTGGCAACAGCGAGTAAAAGAGATGGGCGAAGCCACTGGCCTCCCATATTCGGAAACATATCTCTACACCATCCACGCACAGTTGACCGCCCTCTTTAATTATGCCCAGACATTCTACGGCCTGCGTTTCAATCCGTGCGATGCTGCTGGCTACATGGGTTCCTCCGTCGCCGGAGAAATGCTTATCATCACGAAAGACCAGTACGAGCTTTTGCGGAAAGAATTCCGCAACGAGGCCTATCTTCTGGCATTTGATATTCTGTTCTGGACGGGATGCCGCGAGGGCGAGATGCTGGCGCTGTTGCCCAAAGACCTGACCGATGACGACCAGTTGCGCATCTACAAGACCTACCACAGAAAAAAGGGGCAGGACATCTTCGGCCCCACTAAGAACAGCAAGAAAGGCGGAAACCGCAATGTGCCTATTCCGCATTGGTTGGCCGAAGAGTTCCGCACCTACTGTTCCCGGCTCTACGGGCTGACCCCGGACGACCGCGTATTCTACATGACGTGCACAGCGCTCAACAAGGAGCTGACCCGCTGCACTCAGCTCACCTATCTGCCGGATATTCGCGTTCATGACCTGCGACACAGTCATGTTTCCCTCTGCATTGAGCTGGGCTACTCCGTCGTTCTGGTAGCAAGGCGAATCGGCGACACCGTTCCCGTCGTCATGCGAACCTATGCCCATTTGTACCCCAACAAGCAGCAGGAGCTTGTGTCAAAGCTGGAGGCCATCGGCTCCCCCTCTTCCAATGACGATGAATCCGATTTGATGTCACTCGGCTAGGCCGAAAACAGGTGATGTCACGGTCTGTTTTGTGATGTCATGATGTCAAAAAAGCCCCGGAAAGTTTCGATTTCTCGTTACTTTCCGGGGCTTTCAAATTATTCTTCGATAATAAACCGTGCTACCATTTCCCGGCACATCCAGCAGGTGCTTTTTGCCGCAGGTGATGTCAAAGTGATGTCATTCTTCCGAAATTCATCATTTTTCAATCGTAGACACGCTTTATTTTCTTATATTCCATTATTCGAGCTCGATCGTGGCCGGCGGCTTACCGGTGCAGTCGTAGAACACGCGGTTGACGTGCTTGACCTCATTGACGATGCGGCTGGTGACAGTACCCAGCACGTCCCAGGGCATATTGTAGCTCTCGGCGGTCATGAAGTCAGTGGTGGTGACAGCGCGCAGGGCCACGGCGTAGTCGTAGGTGCGCTCGTCGCCCATAACGCCGACGCTGTGCATATTGGTCAGAGCCGCATAATACTGGCTGATCTCCTTATCAAGGCCGGCCTTGGCGATCTCCTCACGCCAGATGGCGTCGGCGTCCTGCACGATAGCGACCTTCTCGGGGGTCACTTCGCCGATGATGCGGATGCCCAGACCGGGGCCGGGGAAGGGCTGGCGGCTGACCAGATACTCGGGCAGACCCAGCTCACGGCCAGCCTGACGGACTTCGTCCTTGAACAGGTTGCGCAGAGGCTCGACCAGCTCCTTGAAGTCCACGGTGTCGGGCAGGCCGCCGACGTTGTGGTGGCTCTTGATGACGGTAGACTCACCGCCCAGACCGCTCTCGACGACATCGGGGTAAATGGTACCCTGTGCGAGGAAATCGACCTTGCCGATCTGCTTCGCCTGTTCCTCAAAGACGCGGATGAACTCCTCGCCGATGATCTTGCGCTTGCGCTCCGGCTCGGTGACGCCGGCCAGCTTTGCAAAGTAGCGGTCACGGGCATCCACGCAGATGAAGTTGATGTCAAAGCCGTTGGCGTTGCCGGGGCCGAAGACAGAGCAGACCTCTTCCTTCTCGTTCTTGCGCAGCAGGCCGTGGTCAACAAAGACGCAGGTCAGCTGCTTGCCGATGGCCTTGGCCAGCATGGCAGCCAGCA